GTGCTCTTGCCGCACCTTCTTCTACTTCTTCACGAGCAACTAACTTCCAACCATCTTTCTTCATTTTATCAGCAGTCTTACCGTCCACCTTACGAGTATATGTACCCTTCTTCATGGTGTAGTTCTCAGCACCTTCTTCAAGTTCAACCGACTCGTTTGCCTTCTTCATTGCCTTTGAAACAGCATCAGGTTTTTTGCGTTTAACCATTGCAATAAACTTTTGTAAAAGACTTTGGTCTTCTTTACTAGGTTTGAATCCTTTCTTTGCAGATTTTGCCTTCAACTTTTTTAGGTCATCTCGCATTGCATCCCCTGCTATGTACATAAATGGTACAAGTGTGAGAAACATTGTAGCAAAGAATGCCGCTGCCACTGGATCAGCACCTTCATCAAGTTCTGGTTTCTCGTGGGTGTAACCCATCTTGTCCATCTTAACATGATCTGCGTAGGTGTCTGCCTTGTAACCTTTCCCAGTCTTGGGGTCGTACATCATGTGTGGTTTGAAGTCTTCTTGACTCTTACATTCTGCAAGTATTTCTTTAATGGTTTTCATTTATGCTAAATCCTTATCGTGGTTCAAACCACCCTTTTTCTTTTTGACTATGAACGCATTTACTCGTGCGTATCCCCATTGTTGTGGTGTGGTTCCCGGTCGATGACCAGTTTTCCATGCGGCAACACCACGATTATAAACTTTTCTTAATGTATCTACCGAGATACCAGACTTCTTTGACTTATCTGCAAGAGCACCTTCAACGAGTTGTCCCGCACGTTTGGTTAATGCCATGCTTATCATGGTTTAGTACTCTTGTTTTTTGCTTTTGCCCTAGCAAGTCTGGCACGATCTAACAGTCCATCATGCTTCTTTTTGTCTGCTTCTTTCTCTGCTTTAATTTTTGCTTGTGCGTTTGCGACTGCATCTTCCATTGGAGTATCTTTCTTGTACTTCTTAACCAATGTATCAGTCCCTTCCTCACCGGCATTTTCATACTTCAGTTCAGGGTCAGGGGACTTGAATGCCTTCTTACGCATTATTGTTTTGTTAACAACTTCGAACTCACCGTTCTTCCAGTTGATGACTACGGGTAGATTTAGGTCAGATTGCATATCCTTGAGGATTACTTCACTGTTACCATGTTTCTTAATCTTCTTACCCTTGTTCAGTGCCATCTTCTTGAATAGACGTTGTAACTCTGCAACAGTAATAGCAGGTTTGTTGCGTTTGTCATTCATACGGTCAGCAAAATGTTTCGTGAATTCAATATCAACATCAAACTTATTCAGTAGTCGATCAGCAAACTTCTCAAGGTCATTGAGTTCTTTCTGAGAGACATCCTCAAACATATCCTTGAACTGAGTGGTGTACTTGGATGGTTTGGTCTTAGCAGTGGCATCTCCCGGTGCGGGTTTGTACGCAGATTCATCATCGTCTGCTTTCTTGCCATGCTTCTTGAAGTGTGCGTCTCTCTTGTCCTTAGTTCCTTTCTTCAGACCTGCGTAGTACTTCTTAGGTTGAGTACCTTCTTTATCTTTGATATCAGAATCTTGAGGTGCCTTCTTCTCTACCAGTTCTACCGCATCCAACCACTTACGAACTTTACGGTCACCGCATTCCACGATGACATAGTTAGAACCCAGTACCGATACGATACCGACCTCTTCACTTTCTTTGATAACAACAGTATCACCCAGTTCAAACAGTTCACCTTTGACAAACTGTTCTCTGATATCTGATACTTTTGGTAATTCGATATGTCGTTTGAAAGATGTCTCTTCCTTGAGACCGAGACCCTTCCTTACGTCATTGAACAACTTACGAGTATCCTTGTCTGACATAGACTTAGGAACACCCTGTGTGAAAGCAGTATAATCATTCTCTTTTGCGTTTGCACGTTGCTTGGACGCAGACATTCCTTCAACACCTTCCGCATCAGGGTCTCTTGCCCCTGCGGAAACGATTTTGATGGTCTCGAAGTTGTAGAATCCGTGTCGTGCTTTCTTGCCGTTGTACTTGTTCAGTAGGACATCAAACTCACGAATACGATCTTCACCGACCACCATCGTGATATTCTTGTATCCTGCATCATACAACTTCACTGCTATATCAAATACACTTCGGACACCTTTGTCCACCATGATGTTTCGACCATACTTGGGGAACATCTTGCGGAGGTGTTTTACTTTATCTGAGTAGGACAGTGGGTCTTTGGCACCAGTAGACTGAGAGACATAGACCTTCCAGTCTGCTCCCTTTGCTTTTTTGGCAATTGTATCCAATACCTTTCCGTGACCAATTGTAGGGGGATTCATTCTACCAAAGGTAAAATAAACCTCCTTTGCTTCTTCTGTTAGGTACGACTTAAAATCTTTAATCACTTTTGTTTCCACCTCGTTTCTTCGTGAGTTCTGCTTTACGAACCTTCGGAAGAAGTTTCTTTGCGAGTTTCTGTATTTTGGGTTTCATCTTATCTAGTCGTTTCTCAATTGACTGTCTACGAGACATTGAGAGTTCACCCTTTTCAATACCCTTAGTGATTTTTTTGAGTACGGTCATTCGTGCTTGCTTCATAGCACGTTGCTTGAGTTTTTCGGGAGACGCAACTCTTCGTTCTGCTCTTTTACGACCAAGTGCGATTTTTGCTTTATTTTTCTTGAAGGTTCGTGCCATCTTCAGACGTTGAGACATATCTAATGCCTCGTCAGGAGATTCGACCACCTTAATGAATTCTTTGAGTCCTATTGGTTTGGACATATTTTTACCTCTACGGTTTTTCCCATCCCTTCAGAATATCTGGACTGAAGTTGTTATACGAAAATTCTAGACGGTCAACCAATTTGACCGCATCACCACCTAATTTGTCAATAGCAACAAATCCTTCTGCACCTGTGCGGGTCTTATAACCCTTCTTGTTTTGAACAAACGCATCAATTTTTGAAATACTATTAAGTTTATTTATAAGTTTCAATTTCGCAAGTACAATGTTTTTTTGTAAATCAAACATCATTACCAGATTCTTTTTGTTTTTTTGTGAGAAGAACTTCATCAAGTCATCCAACTTCTTCTGTTGGGTTGCCTTACCCTTCTCAGTACTTCTCTTGTCTTTCTCTTTCTGGAACTTATCGTTCAACCACTTCAATAGACCCGTTACATGCTTATTAGTGTTACCAATGACGGTTTGTTGCCGCACAAAAGTGTTGTTGTACTGCTCAATCAGTGTCGCAAGGTCTTTGTTACCTTCCAACTCTCGCAGAGTAGAACCAGATATCTTATTGAATATCTTACCCGCATCAGACAGGTGTTTGGTAACTTCGGCAGTCTCTTTCTTATCTAGGGTTGCTCCAGATACATCTCTAAGCATCGCATCTTGCGACCAGACATTTTTACTTTTCTTAAATTTGGATACGTCCACTCCATAGGATGCCTTGAGTGACTCGAAAGTATTACCTGTATAGGTGGTGTGCCACACGATTCCGATCTTTGCTTGTCGCACTTCTTGTGCTTGATCGTAGGGGATTGCGTAGATGATCGTGTTGGGATGAAAGGTTGTATACTTCTGACCCTCAATAACCTCATCACTAGTATCTCCTTTTGAGAATAAGAAATCTCCTTGAATAACACCTTTGATACCAAGTTCTGGTAGATGTTTCAATGCGAGATTCATCTTGGTTGCGAGGTCACCACTTTTGATGTCTGCTTTAATGTCTGCTTCAGTCTTGTAGACTTTGGGATTGGCATTGAAAACACCCTTCTTGGCAACAAAGAACTCACCATCAGTTGGGTCTTGACCACAGAAGATTGCGGGAGCACCATCCCACTTGGTGGACAGTTTGCTCTTGGTTTCTCCTGCCAACATATCACGGAGTTCACGCAATGCGTTGATTGCCTCTCGTGTACCGTTCACACCCCCATAGAGAACCTTATCCTCGATATGGGTCATGTGAGTATTCTTTTGTTCTGTTATGAAGTCTGAAAATTTCATTTCTTGAATATCTTTTTAAAGTCTGCGGTTGCCACTGCTTGGAACTGTGGGTTTGCTGAGTAACTACCCTTGTATCTTACTTCAATATCAAGGATGGGTGAACCATCGGAGTAGATTGACAGGAAGACCTTAGCGGCACCCGCACCCTTTTCCCATGCACCTATCTTACCAGAAGTCCTTTTTACTTCGAGGTTACTATTATACAGGTCTTGAAGTGCGGTCACAATATTACTTAGTTCTTGACCATCTGCCTTCTCAACTTCTAACTTACCACGAACAAATCTGCCCACACCTGTCAATAGAGTAAACTGAAACTCTTCGGCAGATAATGTTTCATCCAGTTTTGTTCTGAATACAAGTTCAAGAAACTTCTCAACAAAGTTTTTATCGTGGGACTTGATCACATTGAATACTTTCTTGAAGAAAATGTTTGTGGGTTTTTTGAGTTCTACACCCCAGACTTTGACAGGAATCGAATTGACTGCCTTGGAGTACTCTAGGGGTTTCATCTTACGAATATCTTGTTTCGATAACTTTAATTTATCCATGAGAACTCGTTCAAAGAATATCTTTTTCGCATTCTCAATCAGGATTGTATCCGCACCAACAATGTCCTGTAGTACACTTTCTTTACCAGTGATAGGTTTGTTGATGAGTGTTGGATCAGGGGATTTTAACGATGCCTTCTTCTTGAGAGAGTATCCATAGAACTTACCCGAACTTGACTTGACCACGATGTCAGATGAGTTGTAGTCTTTGATACGACCCAGTTTAGGGTTGAACTTCTCAATGTCTTTATCCCAACCTTTACCAGTCCAGTAGACTTTGGATGCCGTTCCTACTTCATCAAGAATATAGTTAGAGGCAGATATTGCGGTTGCAAGGTCATTGAAGTTACCTTGAAAGAAATCTAAGAAGTCGGGTCTACGATCTGAACCATCAACCTTTTTATAAATGTCCTTAGACTTCTCAATAAGGTCAACTGCTTCTTCTTGTGTAAGTGAAGAACCACCCTTGTATTTCAAGAGAACCAGACACGCAGTCATCATCTCTTGGACTTCGGTAGGAACTTTCTTACCACCCTCACCAATAGAACCATCACCAAACATCTGACTTGCGAAAGGAATCTTTAATCCATTATCCTTCACAAAGTCCTTGATCTTCTGCTCTTCATCTTCAAACGAGCGTTTGATTTTATACTTCTTTAGATCACCACTGGATACCATGACCAGACCGTCTTTGTCTCCACCTTGGAGAAAAGAAATTAATTTCTGAATGTCGGCATCATCTGATGATGAATGCCCCACATTAAATGCCGCTTCAGAAAGAAATCTGTTAAATTTGAGCATTATTCGATTATTCCCATAGGTTATAAAGGTGTATTATACATCTATTTATAAGATATTTTATACACAGGTTCTATGAAATTGAGTTTTTTATCATCGACAACTCCATGATCAGAGTCTTTTACACCCGATGGTCTCCTACTCATTTTCATACCATACACTTCTGGAATGGCATATCGACCTCGCATATCATCTTCCAACCTGTATCGTTTGTTCTTAACTACAGGGTCAACTATATTGACAAGGACAGTATCACAGAAAGTTAGCAGATTGTCAAGTACTGGAAAGTAAAAAGAATCTCTCCACATCTCATACTCACCATATTTTTTCCAAGACTGGTTATCTTCACCCTCTTGACCTTCGGCATATCGTTCTATTCCAAAGTAAGGTGGAGAGGTGAACATCAGGTCATACCGATCTTCTACAATGTTATCCCAATCCATATCTTCTGCGGGTAGATTATATATTCGTACTCGTTTAGTACCACGAACCTCGAACCATGTGCCATGATCCTCGAATGTCACATCAACAGGGAACAAAGGTGTTTGTAATTGTTCTTCGTATGCTAGGCACTGCTTCTTGTAAATCTCATACGATTGTGGGTTGGGATCGCATCCCAAGAAGTCCTCGGTGCAAGTTGAGGTATAGAACCCTGCCAGACGATCACCCCAACCACAAGAGATATCGACAACTCTCTTTGCTCGGTGATACTCATATACAGTTTTGGCAACCAATGGTTTGAACTGAGTCGCAACATATCCACTCAATCGAAATCCTGCTCGATACTTTGCGTGATCAATATCATCGAACTCACCCTTGAAGGTTCTCCACAGGTACATGATCAAGGATCGAAAGTCTTTGCTCATGGGGTCTTTCCATATCTCAGCATTTGATCTCTTGGAGTGCCAACCACAAGTATACCTGTTGTCACTATGGAAATGATTGCTAACATCATTCCAAGTATGACTCGCAGATATTATATGCTCAACATCAACTATTTCATCGAACTTGTTTCGAATAGATTCCTTATCACAAGTGGTATCAACACACTTGGCAGAGTTTAAGTTTAACAGACCATGAAACGAATCAGACATTTCTCGGTCAGTTGGTCTTTTGATAGGGATAGGTGGTTTGTTATCCCGAATGTAATCACGGATCGCAGGGAATATAATATCAAAACCGGGATGAATCTCACCTTCCGTGGTGAATCTCTGTTTTACAGACTGCCACTCATCATAGGTGAACATCGGTACATTGAATTCATTTTTCGCAGATTCTTTAATAACATCATGTATGTTATTGTTCGTCATTATATTTCCGAATGGTATTCTTCAATGTGTTGACCCAGTTATCACGGTGCTCAATAAACACTTGAGGTTCATTGTTATCAACCGAGATGATGGTAACGAGTTGTGTAATCGGCATACCAGTTCGTTCTTCCCACATTACAGCATATCCTGCTTCCTGCATGAAGTAGTTCTTGACCCAATCTAGTTTCTTAGGTTTCATAGATGTCTTGTAATCAATGATGGATAGTTTACCATCAAAGATACCCACACAGTCAACACGACCCGCAACACCCAGATGGGTAGAGTAGAGAGGTGCTTCTTGTGCGTAGACCTTAGTTAGACGTTCATCTAAGATAGGTTTGAGTTTTAAGAATGACTCAATTAGATCAGGTGTACGTTTTGTCAAAGTCTGTTCCCCATTATCGGGGTTGATTGCCATGTACATGTCATAGTCAGGGTCATTGTTGACATACTTCTCACAGATTTCGTGAACAGATGTACCACGAGTAGAGGCACGGTATGATACACGATTTGCTTCTGCCTCACCAACTCGTTTTCTCCATTTGGCAATAGAGTCTCGTGACAGTATCGACAGCACAGTAGTAATAGATGGGAGATCAATTCCTTCGGGGGTTCGATACTTACGACCCTCATCGGTAGTCACTGCTTCCATCTCAGTTAGTTCAACTTGCTCGTGTAAAAAATTCATAATATTATCCAGTTAATGTTTGTAATAGGTTGCGAAGTAAAAGTAATAGTCCCACACTGTTGACTAGGATTAATGCCCGATCCCTCCACAACAACGAAACCCATAACCATAGTGTAACACCAATGACAGATATTGTCAAGTCATACTGTACAAATTCATCAATTCCTCTCACCGACATACCCAGTAAGAGGAAAATTGATGCTATCCACTTGATATACCAGTCCAAGGTATGCTTCGGAGTCGCAGACTTAAACCATCGTTTGCTGTTTGCGATCTCCTCCATCGGAGGTATTTCGTCTTTAGGACTCATCAGTTAACCACTCAAAGTGCCCAGTCAGGGGATTGAATTGAGCACACTCGGTTGATGCGGCATCCATCCTCCAAGAGTTTTGTGTTGAAGTGGCACCTATCATAGACCCCACTATAAATGCAATCGCAACCAATACTGCACAGACT